GGGTGATGGCTCAGAAAGCCCCGGACGGCACACCCTACGCGCCACGCCAGCAGCAGAGCGTCAGAAAAAAGACCGGTCGCGTTAAGCGAAAAATGTTTGCGAAACTTATTACCAGTCGTTTTTTGCATATCCGTGCCAGCCCGGAGCAGGCATCAATGGAATTTTACGGCGGGAAGTCGCCGAAAATCGCCAGTGTGCATCAGTTTGGTCTGTCGGAAGAAAACCGGAAAGACGGTAAGAAAATTGATTATCCGGCGCGTCCTTTGCTCGGCTTTACCGGTAAGGATGTGCAGATGATTGAAGAGATTATCCTGGCTCACCTCGATCGTTAGTTGTGCAATTTTTTTACGCTTTATTGCTGAGTTGTTGATTGTTGTATAACACTCTTTGTATTTTCGTCGGATAAGTTTTAATTGCCACTTGAAAATATACAGTCGATTGGGGCATAAGGATTCATCAATGGTGATCGTTTGAATGTTTAAGGCCGCGATAAAATGTCGCGGCCAGTTTTTTCCGTTTGCGAACTGACCAGGTTGTTATCTGGTTAAATAAGTGAGCTCACTCTCTTTAGGTATTAGCTGAGTGTCTCCTCCCCATTCGTTCATGATGTTTTTTCTCGCATTCCAGTATTCTTGGTAAGTATCTTGATGAACAGTGTAGATACTTGCTAAAAGCCAGTGTTGATACTTAAGAGTCGTGTATTGGTATTCTTCTATTATCGGTAAAATGAATAAGTTTTTTTGCTTTAGTGAGATTAAATATTCTTTTGTTTGTTTGGTGGTTCTGTCATTGTTTAAGATTCTTTCAATCTTAAATGAAAAGCCGTGCATGTTTATATTTCTTTGGAGGTGCATGAATGATGATATTGATGGGGCGATCATGTTTTGATGCGTCAGGATGTTTCTTAAGTCCTCCATTAATTTTATTACTGGATTATTTCGGAATTCATGATTGATGAATGCCTCTGATTTGATTTTAATGTCGGCAATATTTAATGCTTTTGTTTTAAGTAGGTTGCGCGTTGAATCTCTAAATGATAATGCTGAAGATATATAATTGAAAAGGTGTCTTGATATGTTTAAATGTTCTTTTTTAAATTTGTCTCTGTTAAATGAATGACGGGAAACAATGTCAGGGGAGTTGAATTTGCTTAATTCATGTTGGGCAACTTCGTAATTGGCAATATGCATATGTCCAAGTAAATTGGTGTCGGAGATTTTTAAATACTCTTGGTGGGCGATGGTGTCTTTTTGATTTTCCCAGATTTGATATTTATCCATACTTCAGTTCCTTCTTGATTGTGCCAAAAATGATACAACGGGTTGTAATGGTTTATCGAGTATATATCTCTCATTATTGCCGTATGAGCACATTATCAAATATTCAGGAACTCGCGCGCGCACTGCGCAACATGATCCGCACCGGCATTATCGTCGAAACCGACCTTAAAGCCGGTCGCTGCCGTGTGCAGACCGGCGGCATGTGCACCGACTGGCTTCAGTGGCTGACCTGTCGTGCCGGGCGTTCGCGCACATGGTGGGCACCTTCCGTGGGGGAGCAGGTGCTGATTCTGGCCGTGGGCGGTGAACTTGACACGGCGTTTGTTCTGCCGGGGATTTATTCCGGCGATAACCCCGCGCCGTCTGCGTCGGCGGATGCCCTGCATATCCGTTTCCCTGACGGGGCGGTGATTGAGTATGAACCCGAAACCAGTGCACTCACGGTAAGCGGAATTAAAACGGCCAGCGTGACGGCTTCTGATTCTGTTACTGCCACGGTGCCGGTGGTCACGGTGAAAGCATCAACCCGCGTCACCCTGGACACACCAGAGGTGGTCTGCACCAACAGGCTGATTACCGGCACGCTGGAAGTGCAGAAGGGCGGGACGATGCGCGGCAACATTGAACACACCGGCGGTGAACTCTCATCAAACGGTAAGGTACTGCATACCCATAAACACCCCGGCGACAGCGGCGGCACAACCGGGAGTCCTCTATGACAGCGCGTTATCTCGGAATGAATCGCAGTGATGGCCTGACTGTCACTGACCTTGAGCATATCAGCCAGAGTATCGGCGATATCCTGCGCACACCGGTCGGCTCACGGGTGATGCGTCGTGATTACGGCTCGTTGCTGGCGTCAATGATTGACCAGCCGCAGACTCCGGCGCTTGAGTTGCAGATTAAGGTCGCCTGTTACATGGCAGTGCTGAAATGGGAACCCCGCGTCACCCTGTCATCCGTCACCACGGCGCGCAGTTTTGACGGGCGAATGACGGTCACGTTAACCGGTCAGCACAACGACACCGGCCAGCCACTTTCGTTAACCATCCCTGTGAGTTGAAACCATGCCGATTATCGACCTGAACCAGCTACCCGCACCGGATGTGGTCGAGGAGCTGGACTTTGAAACCATTCTTGCCGAACGCAAGGCGACACTGATTTCCCTTTACCCGGAAGACCAGCAGGAGGCGGTCGCCCGTACCCTGACGCTGGAATCCGAACCTCTCGTCAAACTGCTGGAGGAAAATGCTTATCGTGAGCTTATCTGGCGTCAGCGTGTGAATGAGGCCGCACGGGCGGTAATGCTGGCCTGTGCCGCCGGTAATGACCTTGATGTGATTGGTGCCAATTACAACACCACGCGCCTGATTATCACCCCGGCAGATGATTCGACCCTCCCGCCGACACCGGCAGTGATGGAATCTGACACCGATTATCGTCTGCGTATTCAGCAGGCGTTTGAGGGCTTAAGCGTCGCCGGGTCGGTGGGTGCCTATCAGTATCATGGTCGCAGTGCCGACGGGCGTGTCGCAGATATCTCTGTCACCAGTCCGTCTCCGGCCTGCGTCACCATCTCCGTGCTGTCACGTGATAATAACGGTGTGGCATCCGAAGACCTGCTGGCGGTGGTGCGTAACGCCCTTAATGGCGAGGACGTCAGGCCGGTGGCCGACCGCGTGACCGTGCAGTCTGCCGCCATTGTTGAATACCAGATAAACGCCACGCTTTACCTTTACCCTGGTCCCGAAAGCGAACCCATCCGCGCCGCCGCCGTGAAAAAACTGGAAGCGTACATCACGGCACAGCACCGGCTGGGGCGTGACATCCGTCTGTCTGCCATTTATGCCGCTTTGCATGTGGAAGGCGTGCAGCGTGTTGAGCTGGCCGCACCACTGGCCGACATTGTGCTCAACAGTACGCAGGCGTCTTTCTGCACCGAATACAGCGTCGTGACCGGAGGCTCGGATGAGTGATTCGCGCCTGCTGCCGACTGGCTCATCACCGCTTGAAGTCGCCGCCGCAAAAGCCTGTGCGGAAATTGAAAAAACGCCGGTCAGTATTCGTGAGCTGTGGAACCCGGACACCTGCCCGGCAAATCTGCTGCCGTGGCTGGCGTGGTCATTTTCGGTTGACCGCTGGGATGATAAGTGGCCGGAAGCGACAAAACGCGCTGTTATCCGCGATGCGTATTTCATTCACTGCCATAAGGGCACTATTGGTGCGATTCGCCGTGTGGTGGAGCCGCTCGGCTATCTGATTGAGGTGAGGGAGTGGTGGCAGCTCAACGAGGAGCCGGGGACGTTCCGCATCGTTGTTGGCGTGCTTGAGCAGGGTATTACCGAGGAAATGTATCAGGAGCTGGAGCGTCTCGTTGCTGATGCAAAACCTGCAAGCCGCCATCTGACGGGACTGGCTATCAGTTTAAGTACAACCGGCAACATTTTTGCCGGTGCGGGATGCTATCACGGCGACGCCCTGACGGTTTATCCCTACACCCCGGAGGCCATTATTGTCGGAGGGGATTATTTCCCGGCCTCGGCCATTCATTTAATTGATAACCTGAGAGTAAACGCATGACAGTGAAATACTACGCCATTCTGACTAATCAGGGCGCAGCACGGCTGGCTAACGCGACGATGCTCGGCAGTAAGCTGAATCTGACGCAAATGGCCGTTGGTGATGCGAATGGTGTCTTGCCGACACCAGACCCGGCACAGACAAAACTGATTAACCAGAAACGTATCGCGCCGCTGAATCTTCTGAGTGTTGACCCGAACAACCAGAGCCAGATTATTGCGGAGCAAATCATCCCTGAGAACGAGGGCGGATTCTGGATCCGTGAGATTGGGCTTTATGATGATGAAGGCGTACTCATTGCGGTGGCGAACTGCCCGGAAACGTACAAACCGCAGTTGCAGGAAGGCAGCGGTCGTACCCAGACTATCCGCATGATTCTGGTTGTCACGAATACCGAAGCTATTACGCTGAAAATCGACCCGTCGGTGGTACTGGCGACCCGTAAATACGTGGATGATGAAGTCCTGGAATTAAGGCTGTATGTGGATGACCAGATGAGAAACCACATTGCCGCACAGGACCCTCATACCCAGTATGCACAGAAACATAATCCGACATTTACCGGAGAACCAAAAGCGCCGACGCCTGCCGCAGGAAATAACACCACGCGGATTGCGACCACTGCGTTTGTACAGGCCGCTATTACCGCTCTGATTAACGGTGCCCCTGACACGCTGGACACACTGAAAGAAATTGCCGCAGCTATCAACAATGACCCGAAATTCAGCGCCACCATTAACAATGCGCTGTCAGGTAAGCAGCCACTGGATGAGACGCTGACTCATTTGAGTGGAAAGGATGTAGCTGGTCTTCTCGCATACCTTGGTTTAGGAGAAGCGGCGAAAAGGGATGTGGGCACAGGAGAAAATCAGATACCGGATATGTCATCCTGGAAAAGAAATCCGAGTTCTAATCGCTGGAGAAAATTGCCTGATGGAACCATCATTCAAATGGGAATATCAGCATCAGGGCCATTAGGCTCACCTGTAAATATCACCCTGCCGATATCTTTCAGCAATACCAATTATTGTGTTGTTGCATCGTACGATAATGCACGGTCAGGTGTGTCAACAATGGTTAGTTTTGCAGCATTACCTGTTTCACCATCGCAATTTTCCCTGATGTCATCTGTGACTGAGCAAGGAATAAATCCTTTTGCTTACTGGATTGCTTTTGGAGATTGATAAATGGACAGATACTTCTATTCACAAAAAGAAAATGGTTTTTTTACCGATTTAAATAAAGCACCTTCAGATGCTGTTGAGATAACCACGGATGAATGGCTGTCACTACTGGATGGTCAGGATAATGGCATGAAAATAGTCAGCAATCAGGAGGGATATCCGGTTTTGACAGAGCAACCACCTTTATCAAAAGAAAACCTTATTGCATTGGCAGAGTTGAAAAAAGGAAAACTTATTAATGAAGCCAACGAGCACATGAACAGCAGGCAATGGCCTGGTAAAGCGGCTATTGGTCGTCTGAAAGGTGAGGAACTGGCGCAATATAATTTGTGGCTGGATTATCTGGACGCACTGGAACTGGTTGATACCTCCAGTGCTCCAGATATTGAATGGCCTACGCCTCCGGCAGTTCAGGCCAGATGACATCCGGCGCGGTGCTGGTATCTGTTGCCGTCACCGCGTCAATGTAATCCAGCACGGCGTTAAGTCTGGTTGTTTCTGCCTGCGTCAGTTTACGTGCGGCCTGCAATTTCAGCTGAATCAGACTGATGGAAGCCATTGCTGCATCAATCAGTGACTGGCGCTGTGCTTCTGCCGCGTCTACTGCGGCACTATGCTGTGCCTCAGTATCTGTCACCCATTTCTCACCATCCCATTTATCGTATGGCGTTAACGGGACGATAGTGGTTGTATTTTCAGGGTAATCACCCGGAGCTGTGATTTCTTTTGATTCTCCCGTTTCGGTGTTATAGACAACTTCACCGCGATGGTCTGGCACATATTCCCATGAGTTAAAATCTGCAGAACGGCAGATTGCATAACCAGCTTTATGTGTAACTGGTGCATCTAAACAAGAACATGCCGGGATACCGACGCCAACCGCAAGATATTCAGTTGATGTGGAAATATATTCCCGCGTTTCACCATCATAATTATAAATGGTAATGTCTCCCGCTTTTATGGCAATGAGTTCGTTATTTAATACGGCTTTATTCATCAGGCAGCTCTCACGATATAATTAAAGGCAATGTTACGAGGACGGTTTTCGTTTGCAGTTGGAACAATTCTTGAAGCATCAAGACCAATCACTTTTGGGTAAACAGCGCCATCTGTTCTTTCAGTCACCATACTTCTGATTAAGGAGAAATAACTATTGTTCGTTGAGGGATTCAAAGGCACCACTGCCCCCTTAAACGAGCCTACTGATTCCCATATTGAATAATTTTCGGTGTTTACAGTCTTGAACTCACCATAGATATTACGTATGGCATCGCCCTGAGCTGATAATATTGCCCTCCCCGTATCCATACCACGTCCGTCATCCCAGCCACGAATAAACTCACCACGTAAATCAGGCAATTTATTTGTCGGGTAAGCCTTTGCCAGTTCTGGGTATTCTTCAGCAGAAAAAGCTGCTCCGTTGCATTTTAGCCAGCCTGTTGGCGGAGTGGCTGAGGGCCACGGAACAGGTACGCCAACAGGCAATGCTGAGCCTTCTCCTAAACCAACGTTTATGAAAATGCAGAGATAACGGGCAACTGGCATCATCTCCGGTTTTTATTCAGGGGGATGCTCATGCTTATTGGCTATGTACGCGTGTCAACAAATGACCAGAACACGGAATTGCAGCGTAACGCGCTGGAGTGCGCAGGATGCGAGCGGATTTTTGAGGATAAAATCAGCGGCACGAAGTCCGACAGACCGGGACTGAAAAAACTGCTCAGAACATTATCAGCAGGTGACACTCTGGTAGTCTGGAAGCTGGACAGGCTGGGGCGTAGTATGCGGCATCTGGTCATTCTGGTTGAGGAACTGCGCGAACGCGGCGTTAATTTTCGCAGTCTGACGGATGCTATTGATACCAGCACGCCGATGGGGCGTTTTTTCTTTCATGTGATGGGTGCCCTGGCTGAAATGGAGCGAGAACTCATTGTCGAGCGGACACGCGCCGGACTGGAAGCGGCCAGAGCCAAAGGTCGTATTGGTGGCAGACGTCCGAAACTCACCGCGAGTGAGTGGGAGCAGGTCGGACGGTTGCTGGCTGCGGGGGAATCTCGTCAACGCGTGGCGCTGATTTTTGATATTGGCCTGTCCACGCTCTATAAGAAATTCCCCTCATCAGCGACAAAGAATAAATTGTGTCATCCCTTAGCCAACCGGGACAAATAGCCTGACATCTCCGGCACAACTGAAAATACCACTCACCCATTAACCACGGAGTTAAACGGATGAGTGACTATCATCACGGCGTGCAGGTGCTGGAGATTAACGACGGCACCCGCGTCATTTCCACCGTATCCACTGCCATTGTTGGCATGGTCTGCACGGCCAGCGATGCGGATGCGGAAACCTTCCCCCTCAATAAACCGGTGCTGATTACCAATGTGCAGAGCGCAATTGCAAAGGCCGGTAAAAAAGGCACGCTGGCGGCATCGTTGCAGGCTATCGCCGACCAGTCAAAACCGGTCACCGTTGTTGTGCGCGTGGAGGACGGCACCGGCGACGACGAAGAAACGAAACTTGCGCAGACCGTTTCCAATATCATCGGCACCACTGACGAAAACGGTCAGTACACCGGACTGAAAGCCCTGCTGGCGGCGGAGTCGGTAACCGGTGTTAAACCGCGTATTCTTGGTGTGCCGGGACTGGATACCAAAGAGGTGGCTGTAGCACTGGCATCAGTCTGTCAGAAGCTGCGCGCTTTCGGGTATATCAGCGCATGGGGCTGTAAGACCATTTCCGAGGTGAAAGCCTACCGCCAGAATTTCAGCCAGCGTGAGCTGATGGTCATCTGGCCGGATTTCCTCGCATGGGATACGGTCACCAGTACCACCGCCACCGCGTATGCTACCGCTCGTGCGCTGGGGCTGCGCGCTAAAATCGACCAGGAGCAGGGCTGGCATAAAACGCTGTCCAACGTCGGGGTGAACGGTGTTACCGGCATCAGCGCATCTGTATTCTGGGATTTGCAGGAGTCCGGCACCGATGCTGACCTGCTTAACGAGTCAGGCGTCACCACGCTGATTCGCCGCGACGGTTTCCGCTTCTGGGGTAACCGTACCTGCTCTGATGACCCGCTGTTCCTCTTTGAAAACTACACCCGCACCGCGCAGGTGCTGGCCGACACGATGGCTGAGGCGCACATGTGGGCGGTGGACAAGCCCATCACCGCAACGCTGATTCGCGACATCGTTGACGGCATCAATGCCAAATTCCGTGAGCTGAAAACAAACGGCTATATCGTGGATGCGACCTGCTGGTTCAGCGAAGAATCCAACGATGCGGAAACCCTCAAGGCCGGAAAACTGTATATCGACTACGACTATACACCGGTGCCTCCTCTCGAAAACCTGACCCTGCGCCAGCGTATTACCGATAAATACCTGGCAAATCTGGTCACCTCGGTTAACAGCAATTAAGGAGCCTGACCGATGGCAATGCCGCGCAAACTCAAGTTAATGAACGTCTTTCTGAACGGCTACAGCTATCAGGGCGTTGCAAAATCCGTCACGCTGCCAAAACTGACCCGTAAACTCGAAAACTATCGCGGTGCGGGGATGAACGGAAGCGCACCGGTAGACCTCGGCCTTGATGACGATGCGCTGTCAATGGAGTGGTCGCTCGGGGGCTTCCCGGATTCGGTTATCTGGGAGCTTTACGCCGCAACCGGTGTGGATGCCGTGCCGATTCGTTTTGCTGGCTCTTACCAGCGTGACGATACCGGCGAAACGGTGGCCGTCGAGGTGGTCATGCGTGGACGTCAGAAAGAAATCGACACCGGCGAGGGTAAACAGGGAGAAGACACCGAGTCGAAAATCTCCGTGGTCTGCACCTATTTCCGGCTGACGATGGACGGTAAGGAGCTGGTCGAAATCGACACCATCAACATGATTGAGAAGGTGAACGGCGTCGACCGGCTGGAGCAACACCGCCGCAATATCGGCCTGTGATTTTCATCCGGTCAGCCTGGCTGACCGGTTAACCCCGATTCATAAGTGAGAAAACCATGAACAAAGAAAACGTCATTACCCTGGATAATCCGGTTAAACGTGGTGAACAGGTTATCGAACAGGTCACGCTGATGAAACCCAATGCCGGGACGCTGCGCGGTGTCAGTCTGGCTGCAGTCGCGAACTCCGAAGTCGATGCACTGATTAAAGTGCTGCCGCGCATGACGGCACCGATGCTGACCGAGCAGGAAGTCGCCGCGCTGGAACTGCCTGACCTTGTGGCGCTGGCCGGTAAGGTGGTCGGTTTTTTGTCGCCGAACTCGGTGCAGTGACGTTTCCGAAAAATCTCTCGGTCGATGACCTGATGGCAGATGTGGCAGTGATATTTCACTGGCCGCCATCAGAACTGTATCCCATGAGCCTGACCGAACTCATCACATGGCGCGAAAAGGCGCTCCGGCGAAGCGGAAACACGAATGAGTAACAATGTAAAATTACAGGTATTGCTCAGGGCTGTTGACCAGGCATCCCGCCCGTTTAAATCCATCCGCACAGCGAGCAAATCGCTGTCGGGGGATATCCGGGAAACACAAAAATCACTGCGCGAGCTGAACGGTCAGGCATCCCGTATTGAGGGATTTCGCAAGACCAGTGCACAGCTCGCCGTGACTGGTCATGCACTTGAAAAGGCTCGGCAGGAAGCCGAAGCCCTTGCCACACAGTTTAAAAACACCGAACGTCCGACCCGTGCTCAGGCGAAAGTGCTGGAATCCGCAAAGCGTGCGGCGGAGGACTTACAGGCGAAATATAACCGCCTGACGGATTCCGTTAAACGCCAGCAGCGGGAACTGGCCGCTGTGGGAATTAATACCCGCAATCTTGCACATGATGAGCAGGGACTGAAAAACCGTATCAGTGAAACCACTGCCCAGCTTAACCGGCAGCGTGACGCGCTGGCGCGTGTCAGTGCGCAACAGGCAAAACTTAACGCAGTCAAACAGCGTTATCAGGCCGGCAAGGAACTGGCCGGAAATATGGCCTCAGTGGGCGCTGCCGGTGTGGGGATTGCGGCGGCGGGAACGATGGCCGGAGTTAAGCTGCTGATGCCCGGTTATGAGTTTGCGCAGAAAAACTCAGAATTACAGGCTGTGCTCGGAGTGGCAAAAGACTCCGCCGAAATGGCCGCGCTCCGCAAACAGGCGCGCCAGCTCGGCGACAACACCGCCGCCTCGGCGGATGATGCAGCCGGTGCGCAGATTATCATTGCAAAAGCCGGTGGGGATGTTGATGCCATTCAGGCGGCAACGCCGGTCACGCTGAATATGGCGCTGGCGAACCGTCGCACGATGGAAGAAAACGCCGCCCTGTTGATGGGGATGAAATCCGCCTTTCAGCTTTCAAACGATAAGGTCGCTCATATCGGGGATGTTCTCTCCATGACGATGAACAAAACCGCCGCCGATTTTGACGGTATGAGCGATGCGCTGACCTATGCTGCACCTGTGGCAAAAAATGCCGGTGTCAGCATTGAAGAAACCGCCGCAATGGTCGGAGCGCTGCATGATGCAAAAATCACAGGCTCAATGGCGGGGACGGGAA